CTGGACTTGCGCAATGTTCAGCCCGGTCAACGTCTCCGGCGCGTAGTATTCCTTTTCGCGCCAGTAGCACGCCATGAAGCCGCGACGGTTGAGCAGACCGTCGAACGCGAAGTCGTGCAGCAGCTCGTAGCCGTGGTTATCCGTATAGAAGATCCAGTTGAGGTAGTCCGCCGCATCCCGCGCGAACTTCGCATCCTGCTGGCTCGTCTCTTCGAGGTAGACGACGTTATTCCCGCCGGCAAATACGCGCATGAGGTCCGGAATCGTCCACTCGACGACTTCAAAGACCTCACGCGTGACGACTTGCGAACGGCCGTCTTCCTCGTCGCCATAGCGTTCGCCGAAGAAATGCTTCAGCGCATCGATCTGCTGCTGCTGCAGTTCGCTCTGACGATAGCCGAGGGCGTCGTTCTCTTCGCCCTTCAGCAGTCGCAGCAGTTCGGCCTCGCGTTCGGCCTGGCTGCCGAACTGAGCGTAGCTGGCGCTATCGGCCATACGAAATCATGTCGCACTCAGCCGCGATTTCAAACACCTCGGCAGAGGCCGGCGCATAGGCCGCGTTGACCTTGATGAGGCCGTAGAACGGCAGCGTAAACACCTGCGGAATCCAGCCGTTCGCAAACGTGCCGGCGGCGTCCATCGGGTACAAATAGTTGATGCAACCGCCGCCCGTGGCGACCGCGACAGACGATCCGTACACGCCGCCCAAGGTATTGCCGCCGTTGGCCGCAGTCACGGCGAACGCGCCGTTGTCGCCGTTGGTGACGACCGGCGACGTGCCGAACAGGTAGAGCTGGAAGTTCTTGTTGGTGATCGTGTCCTGCGACGACTTCATGATGAAGCGCGACACCTGCACCGGCTGCACGACGCCGTCATGCGTGAACGTGAACGGCGTGACGCTGCCCGCAGTCGTGCTGTTGGCGAGGAGATCGCCCGCCGCATAAGCGGTCGTATCCGCTGGCCGCGTGATGCGGGAGCGGACGAGCATCATTGCCATGTGGTCAAGTCCTCAAGCGATCGTGCCGTACCGCGGGCGGGCCGCGGTTTCGGCGGTGGTGGTGGGTTCTTTATAATCAATGGCCATGAGGCCAAACGCGTCGGCCGCGTGTGACGACCAGTCATGCTCTGGCCCAAGGCCGACGTTGCGCTCTTCGTTGCGCCGCTCATGGTAATGGCCCAGGGCGCGCACTCCGACGCGTGTGGCGTCGTCTGAGAACCAAATGCGCGGGAACAGCCGCCGCACCGCGTCGATGCGCTGCATCGCTGCGCCCGGCCCTTGGTTGCGCACCACCTTGACCTGAAAACCAGCCTGCCGCGCCTGCGTCTCGTAGGACATGGCCACCGGATTGTCCGGGTGCACGCTTGCGCCGTCATGCGGCAAGACGAGCTGCGCAGTCTCGTAGCCGTTGGAGCGCAGCCAGTTGAAGTAATAGCCCGGCGCCTGTCCGGACGCCTCGCAATAGTCGAGCACCGTGATGCGGTTGCCGGCGAACTGGCACACCCAGATGGCCGTCGCATCGTTGCGGCCGAGATCCCAGTACGCGCGCACAGCAAACGCCGGATCAAGCGGCAGGTACGTGAACCGCCCCTGCTCTCGCGCCGCACGCAACTGCTTGGCGAAGTAGGCGCCCTCAACCGCCTTGACGTAATCGCCGCCCCACACGTGCTCGGCCTTGTCGGGGTCAACGGCGTAGTCATGGTCCATTTGCTCCCGCAACACTTGCGGGAACCACGGATTGTCGAGCCAGCTTACCCGCTGCACGATCGAGCGCGGCGGCGGGCCATGCGGGCTGCGGAACATCTTATCGACCGGGTCGTGATCGTACTCAGGGTTCCACGTCCAGATCAGCGCGCTGTTCTCTTTGCGCACGGTCGGGACCAGCAGGTCGATCGACCGCTGCGACACGCGCGCCGCCTCTTCGACCCACACGCGATCCACGCCTTCCATCGACTTGAGGCCGTCCGGATTGCGCCAGAGGCCCTTGAAAATAAATAGCGTGTCGTTGCGCAGGCCACGGATCTCTTTGTCCGTGCTCTCGTAATAGGACTGCAGACCAAGCGCCTGGATGCGATCGTCAAGCAGGCGCTTCACGCTGTCCCTGATCGTGTCCTGAATTTCGCGGGCGCACCCGACGCGCAACGTAGCCTGCGCGCCGCTGATCAGCAGGTGATCGGCAACCGCCCATGACTTGGCGCCGCCGCGGCCGCCGTAGAATGCGTAATGGCGGGCGGGCGTCCAAAGCTGCTGCGCGTAGGCGGGCAGCTCAACGCGAGCCATCCTGCCCCGGATTGATGAACGCCACAGTCAGCGCCGTGCGGATCGCATCCATGCTGCTGTCTCCAGCGAGCGGCTGCGTCGCCTTGCCGTATGCGCGGTCGAAGATCTCTTTGACCGCGCCAAGTTGCGTGGCTGGGCTGTCGTCGCGCTCCATGAGCGCCAACAGGGTTTGGATGGCCTTGGGCGTATGCTCGCGGGCGATGGCCTTCAGGTCGGTCGTCGCCTTGTTGGGCACGCCCTTCTGGCGTCCGCCCGTTTTTGGAATGCCTTTCGGCCTACCAGCCATTTCTAAGCATATCCATTTCAGAAATTAGATCGTGCCGGGCAAAAGCTTACGCGTCGCCACGACGGCAATGATGATGCCGACGCCGATCAGCGTGCCGTCCAAGACCTTGGCCACGAGTGAATTGAGGTTGATGTTCATGCGGCGTCATCACCCTCAAAGGCGACCGGCACGGGGTCCATGAGCGACACGACGTTGTCGGTCGGCGGCGGGCTTTCAGGCTCAGCGACGATTGGATCGATGTTGAGAGCGGCGGCAATCACGGCGCGTGCGCGCTCAAGCTGCTCGACCTTGCGCATGCGCTCCGCATCATTGTTGCGGATCCAGCGGGCGTTCTCTTCGGCCACGCGGGCCGCTTCTGTGTAGGTCACTGGCCATGCCCTTTCAGCTTAAGTCGATATCCTTTGAGGGCGGCCTTCACAGAAACAAGCGAAAGCCGCCCAAAACCATTGAGCCTGAGTAAATCAACCTCTGTTTTCGACAGAAGTTGTTCCTTCGTGGTGATGCCGTTGTCGCGCAGACGATTGCGCGCGTGCGCACTGAGCGGCCAATTTTCAAGCGAAGCGGGACCGGGGCTCATCGGTCCAGCATCCTTCTGATTTCGTCGTTCTTGCTTTCCATGTTCGCGATGTAGCCGCCCGTGTTGACGGCAACGCCGTAGACGGCGGCCGTGAACACCGCGCCGGCAACAGCGCCGCCGACCATGAAGCGCCACAGCTTCGACATGCCGACTGAGTGGCCATGGTCGAACGCGGTCTTGCGGGTTTCTTCGATCGTGCCTTTGACCTCGGCGACGATCTCTTGGCGCAATGCCGGGGCGATCTCATCAGTCAGGCGGCGGTTGATCGCCTCCAATGCTTCGCGCTGTAGGCGCTCGAGGCGTTCGGCCTCGCTTGGTGGCGGCGCCACCTTCAGGACGTTTGCCATGGTTTCCAGCCTTCCATGGGGTTGATGGGATTGGCCGCTCCCGATCGCCTGCTTTGGCTTATGTGGGGAACATCAAGTGATCGGGAGGGCCAAACGGAAAACCCGGCGCGCTTTTTGGGCGGCCGGGCGAATCAATCCGAATCTAGCGAAAAGATGACGCAAACTGGTCCCGTCGTCAACGGGTAGCGAGTCCGCCGCGTTTGACCCACAAGTCGCGCTCTTTCGTGGTCCGCTCGCGGTAGTTGGCCAGCCCCTCAAGCGACAGCATGGCCATGGCCTTGATCGCAGCCTTACGCCGGCCAAAGCGGCGGGCGAGCGCGTCGAGCGAGGGACGGCCTGGCAGCACGTCGTCGCCATCCTCGCGCTCAAACAGGGCGTCGAACACCAAGAGCGTCGGCTTGCACTCGCAAAAGCGCCAGACCGCCATGCGTGCGCTTGCCTGCTCGTTGCCGGCGTGGATGGCCTCCAAATATGCCTTTTCCTGCCCATTAGAGCCGCCCTGGACGCGTTCGGCGATAGGGCCGCTACCCTTACAGCCGGAAGCGGCCTCGAGCCTGCCCTCGTACCACACGGCGGCGTCGAAGAAGGCGGACGGCATGTCGCCGTCATTGACCCATCGCCGCAC